CAACTGCGCTTTTCTGATTAGATGAAACACTATCGAACTTGATTTAGCATCAAGTTCATCGCATTCTGTTACTAACTGTCTTAGAACTACAACCATTTCGTTCTTGCCAAAACCATAGAACTCCCTGAGTAATTGGTTTTGGGCTGCCATCTGTGATGCTGTTGCTGACTCGTCCATATCTACTCCTTGCCTGTTCCTGCGTAAGGATTAAGTAACTCTCTATCTGTTAATGTAGTAATTAATCTAGCAAGTTGCTTAATTTCTGCAGCATCTGATAGAAAGAAAGTTACACTGTTATTCTTCGCATCCTTTAATGCCAGTGTCCAGGTGTCTGTGCTTAGATGTCTTACTTCCGCATTTCTAATAACTGGGTTGTGAAATGATATGCTCGCTGTCATCTTGTCTCCTTTGATTTGTTTATTTCCATATGCTGTCGCCGACTTTATCCCACGCTTCTACTGATACTGGAACTGTTGCTATAAGGTCAGTTACTATTAGGTTTAGAGCGTGTATTTCTTGGCCTAGTTTATCTAACCATTGTCCTATCTCATATAGATTTAATAGTATATCTTCATCACGCATTATCTATCCTCATATCTGTTCGTGCTTTGTCTAGTTCTTCAAGGCTTACTCCAGTAAGGTTGCCCATATAACTGCTAGCGCACGGGTAACAGAAGTTCCTGTCTGATACGTACTCATAGTTGGGCACCCATATAGCGGTGCCACACTTAAAACATTCTGCTTCTAGGTTAGTCATTGATAGTCTCCTCTAGTTCTTGTCCGAACATTTGTTGCCAGCATTCAGGATGCGTGCCAGTTATTACCTGTTCACGCAGTGGTGCTGACATAGTCTTGAAAGAATCCTGAACATAATTGCCACGTAGATAGTGTAGCAATTCCTGTTCATCTACCATAATAGTTCCTGTCTTATGGCATACAGCGCAGCGCCGTGTAGCATATACAGTCATCATCTGCGGCCTGCCCTTTCTATTTTTAATAGTCTGTGTATGTCGTGGTATGCCTGCTCCCATTGATGGGCTTTGTATATAGCAATACCTGTCATAGTCATTGTAGATACCAGCGCTATGATGATTGCCAGTGTTGTCATATTATCTAAATACATAGTAGCCTCCTGTATAAAATTGATTGACTCGCATTGGTCTGTGTTGGGAACCTTGGGCTCCGCCAAAACAGAGCAGAGACCGAAGCCTCTGCTCTGTTGTTTGGATAGTTAGATGAGTTCTAACTCGGTGACGATTTGGTTGTCGTACCAAGTTGGTTTCTTATCTTTGCCGTTCTCACGGACTGTGGTGGTCATATAGCCTGAGCAATTTACTGGGACTTCTGATGTCTCAGTAATGGCATTGCGTAGTAGTTCTACCAATGCTGGGTCATAGATGGTCACTTGGCGTGATGCGATAAAGCGTGAACGGATATTGCCATCAGGTGTGCGCTCGGTCTGGCGTGACTGAACTTGACCTGTGAGGAAATTGCCACGGTCATTGATTGACTTAAGCAGTGCGTTGTTGAAACTGAACTTGTTTGCGTACTCCATTTTATTCTCCTTAGTTATTTGTGGGCGAAGCCCCTGTCGCTCGCGACAGGGCTCGCCTTTTGGACTTAGTAGCAGATTGGGCAATCTGATAGTGATTTGTGGTGATATAGATGACAGGACTCACATAGAACTTCATAGTCAAGAACAGTGACTGAAGTTTCTAGGTCATTGGGAAGCCTGTCAACTAGGTTAGTGATAGGTGGAAGGAACTCATAGCGTTCTTCTATTAAGTTCCCGTGTATATCTCTGACTGGTTTGAGCAGTTTGGTAACTGCTCCAACCCAATCGTGTCCAGACACGGTAGAGTCACCGTTAGACCAGACTCGCTTGTAGTGTAGGTTGCCCTCATCAACTATCTGATGGGCAATGTTGATGTCGCGACTGTCTTTCAAGTCCTGACAAGGAGGGCACAATTCTGTTTGCCCTACGCAGGCTAGACACTCAGACTCACTGAAGAGTCTAGCCTGTAGCATTGCTTCCACATCAAGTGGAAGGTATTGGATGTTAGTCATTGTCACTTTCCTTCACCTAACAGGCTTACCAAAACATCCCCGTGGCAAGCGAGCGGGGCGCAATAGCAGGATAGGTTTTTATCTTTCAACTCATCCAGCCAGTGCGGTTCTTTACTCAACCGCCATTCCGCATAGGTGCGGAACTTAGCGATTACCAGATTCCTATCACCATCAGCACCGATGATGAACGGATTACCATACTTACTGCCTCTACCGATATAGGTAGCATCGGCAGGAGCCTTACCAACTTTATATACTTTCATAACTACCTTTCCATATATAAGTATCTCTTATATATACTTCCCTCATAATCAGGGGTGTCAAGTCAGATGCTTTTCCTGACTTGATGCCCCTGATACTTACAGCCAGCGATTCCGTTATTAATCAGCCAGCGACAGATGTATTTATAGGGCGAGGTCAGCGCACCTGACTGAGCCAGAGGTAGTATCCTGCCAGGCACCTGCTGATACAGGACAGCCTGCCTACTGGTCTGGTTCTGTTCTGTATAGTTCAGACCCTAGACTGATTAAATCGGCGCAGACTTAAGTATTGTTACTCCATAAAAGATTTTTCCGTACAGAGCCTGTGCCCTGTTCTGTCCTATTTTGTCCTGATTAGACTGTTATCTGTATAACAATTTCGTTATAAACCGTTCGGAATGGCTGTTTGAACGGGTTAATACTATATAGGGGCACAAAGTGCCCACTGGTAGTAGCAAGCCTTGAGGGCTTGCGTTACAGACTGTATCTCTATCTGTATCTAACAGCCTGTACAGACTATTGCAGATGGGACAATACTGTGACTTTTCAGACTAGTAATAACCCTAGGACAAAGGCTATGGCAGAAGCCAAGGCTAAAGTCTTAGCCCTTGTATCTGAGGGTATGCCTGTACATAGGGCTATGGAGCATCTCGGCAAAAAGCCAGATACTGTCCGTATTTGGATATCCAGAGATAAACAGTTTGCCCAGGATTTGGCTGATGCCAAAGACAGCGCTAAAGAGAACTCCCTAAAAGCGCTAGGGGTGGCTCGTGAGGATGTATCATTCCCACAGTTCTCTCAGATGTTTTTAGACCAGAAGGTATTCCCGCACCATCAGGACTGGATTGACCTACTAGAGGGTAAAGACCCTAGTTGGCTCCACCTTAATATGATTTACGAGCCTGGCGATAAACATCGCCTTCTTGTAAACGTGCCGCCTGAGCACGCTAAGTCCACCGTGATTACGGTGAATTACTCTACTTACCGCATCGCGCTAAACCCCAATGTTAGAATCATCGTAGTTTCTAAGACGTTAGTCAAAGCACGGGAATTCGTGTACGCGATAAAGCAAAGGTTAAGCCACCCGCGCTGGTTGAAGTTGCAGACAACTTTTGGACCAGAAGGGGGATGGAAAGAAGACTCTGATACCTGGCGTGTTGATACCGTCTATCTGGGTAACGATGCTCGTGATTCATCTGAAAAAGACCCGACTATTCAGGCACTCGGTATGGGGGGTCAAATCTATGGTGCCCGTGCTGACCTGATTATTCTTGATGACTGTATAACCACAGCCAATGCTCACGAACACGAAAAGCAGATTAACTGGCTACAGAAAGAAGTTATTACCCGTTTGGGTAAGAACGGTAAGTTGCTGGTAGTAGGGACCCGAATTGCGGCAAATGACTTTTATAAAGAACTGCGTGACCCGAAGCATTGGTCAAGCGGCAAAAGCCCATTTACGTATATGGGTATGCCTGCTGTTTTACAGTATGCTGATAAGCCGAAAGACTGGACCACGCTCTGGCCTAAATCGGATGTTGCCTGGGATGGCGATGCGGACACCCCAGATGCGGAGGGACTATATCCTAAGTGGGATGGTCCGACCCTTGCACGGCGCAGAGGCGAAGTTACTCCGTCTACGTGGGCTCTTGTATATCAGCAAGAAGATATAACTGAAGATTCTATTTTCCCACCTGAGTTGGTTCAGGGTTCTATCAACGGTATGCGTAAGAGAGGTCTGTTAAGACCTGGCGCTGCTGGACATCCAACCCAAGTTGAAGGTTATACCGTAGTTGGCTTTGACCCTGCTATGGGTGCTGGGCACGCTGCTTTTGTGGCTATGACTTATAACAGGATGGATGGAAAGATTTATATTTTGGACTGTCATAATATGGCAGAGCCAAACCCACAGAAGATTAGGCAGGCAATAGAAGACTTTGTCCAGAAATACAAACCGCAAGAACTCAGAGTTGAAATTAACGCCCACCAAAAAGCCTACGCCCTCGATACAGATTTACAGCAATGGCTGGCAACTTATGGCGTTCGCCTCAATGCTCACTTCACTGGAAAAAACAAATGGGACACAAACTTTGGTGTCGCATCTATGTCAACGCTCTTCGGAACTGTCGCCAATGGTAAACACCAAAAAAACAATATTATCGAACTCCCTTCTACTGAAGGTTCTGAGGGACTTAAGGCTTTAGTACAACAACTACTTACTTGGAAGCCTGAAACTAGAGGTAAGACTGACTGCGTGATGGCTATGTGGTTTGGTGTACTTAGATGCCGTGAGTTTATGCAACAAAATTCTGTAGTGCAAAGGTATGCCCATTATCGTTGGGCTACAAAAGCACAGTCACAAAAACGTTATAGTGTTAATCTAGATGAAATGATTGCCGAGCAATGGCAACAAACATACGGATAGGAAATAG